TTCCAATCTTATCCGGCGCTTATAATCTCGAAGTCCTTCAAAAAGCCGACGACGCCATGAATCACGATGACCATGTGGCACAGGCTCAACAAGACGGAATTCAAGCTGGAGTCGTAGCAACAAAGAATGCTAAGATTATAGCAAAAAACAAAGACATGGGTGGTGATAATATTCCATCATTACATGGTTCACCGGCTCCTTCCATTAAACAACCCGAAGCCGAAGGGAAAGGTGATATATGGGATAAATGGGGAAACAGCGGAGTAATGGGAAAGAGTAAAAAAAGAAAGAATTAAACCTAATAATAAATCAATGAAAAAACTATTTAAAGACTATTTTACTAAGGGGAATATTGCTATAATGACCCTTATGATTGTTTGCGCCATCTTTGGTGTGATGGACGGGAGTGCGCTTGCCGCCACTGCCACTGCCACTGATTTTCAAGGATCGACGATGCCTGGCATTCCTGATGAAGTGCCTAATAACACCACAGGATTAGATGCTGGCCTTCAATCGCCCGGAAATACCCTTACCGATGAGCTTGTGCGTAATGAGTCAGATCAAATTTTGTTGAGTGCCTATGATAAGGTAATCACGCAGTTTCGACCTTATCTGAATCCTCTGGATACTCTTTTGCGTTATGTAGAACAAAGACCATGGGACGGTGATCCATCATTAGAAATCAAATGGGGGGCTAATGACGTAAAAGCCGTTTCTACTTATCTATCAAGTGCTTATGTACAAAACACAGCTTTGGCTGCCGCTGACATAGTTGTTGCAAATGCTCAACTTTTTGCCACTTCGCAGACAATCAAAGTTATTGGAGGAGTAAATGAGGTGGATACCTTAACTGTTAGCGGAGCCGCTACTGTTGCCGGACAAGTACTCATTACGCTTAACGGTGTAGAGCAAGCCGTAAGTGTATTAGCTACAAGTACCGCTATTAATATCGCTGACTTGATAAGAGCTACCGCATTCACTAACTATACGACTGGTGGGCCTATCGGGACTACCTCTGTAACGTTTACCGCTACTCAACCCGGCGTTACCTCCGCTCCTACTTTCGCAGCAAACGGAACCGGCGCGGCTGCTTCTTTCGCGGTTAAAACTGCCGGAAGCACTGTTATTGGTTATCTTGCTGACGGAGCAACTGCCGACACACGACCTTTGACGCTTTATGTACAAGCAAGAAATTACGGGACTAATACATTAACGGTGGTGGCTATTAACGGCCCGAAAACATTGTCTACCGATGTTTCTACTTATGTTCCTTCATTGCCTGCCGGAGTCTCATTATATCGTTTAGGCCGTGCTGCTGCTGAACTTGATATTACGACTGATGCTTACAATGCTATTCCTACTTTCGTGGGTAATTACATGCAATCGTTCAAATCTCAGGTAACGGTAAGTAACTGGTTTAAGAAATCAAAGAAAAACGTCAAATGGGATAAGGTAGATATTGAAGATGCTGCTAAATTCGAGTACAAACGTGAGATTGAGGCAAGTTCTATCTATGGCGTCAAAGGAAATACCCGTGACACCGTGAAGAATGCTGACGTCTTAACGTGTAATGGTATCTCGAGTTATATCACACAGGTTTTTGAATATCAGATTCAGAATGTATCTAAAGTTGGTGGATGGGATAAAAATGACCTTATCCTATTCCATGAACAGCTATTTAGTGAGAATGTAGGTTCGAATAAACGTATCGTATTTGCTGGCAAATCGTTACTGTCAAGTATCTCTATGATTGACTACACTCAATTTAAGGACTTGGAACGTGATACTAAGGTGATGTTTGGAATAGAGTGGGATACCATTAAGACTATTTTTGGTACTACTTACTGGGTGCACATGCCTTTAATGGATGAGATGGGCGAAGCTACCGAAGGGTACGCTATTGATCCTCAATACTTGTATAAGTACTCATTTGAGCAACAAAACGTGAAGAATCTTGACCTCGTAACTTCTGGTATTGCAAATGCTGATGCAAGTGTTACTACTGAAGTAATGTGTCCGGCTTTGGCTTATCCAAAATGCCATATGAAGATTCATCTCAATCCAATAGTACTTAATACTTAAAAGCCCAATAAAGGGAGGGTAAAACCTCCCTTTATTTTTATAATATGAAAATATACCAAAGTGCGCTTTTGAACTGCTCTATTATGTGTCAACATAAAGGGCAGGATTATAGGATAAGTTTCCAACATGGCTCTTTAATGGGAGGTAGGACGTTTGGAGGTGTCTATCTGACTAATGACGTTAATGAACAAAAAGCCATAGAGTCACATAGGGACTTTTTAGAAGGAAAGATAAAAATACATTTTCAAGACCCCGAACCTATAGAGGAGCCTAAGAAAGAAGAACAGAAACCGGCAGAGATATTCAAAGGTATAAAAAATGGACAGAGTGCTTTGATAAAACTCAAAGAACTTGGTTACACCGAAGAAGAAACGGGTTATACTCCGGCAGAGATAGCCGCCTTCTCTAAATCTAAAGGATTTTACTTTCCAGACTGGCTAACATTTACAAAATGACCATTTCAGACTTGATAAGGCGTGTAAAAATCAAAATGGATGAACTTACGCCTTTTGGCGAAGGATTATCTATTACCGATCCCTCTACAGGTGCTTCTATTCCCGTTACATCTGGATTAGTCTTATTGAGACCTGAACTTTACGAGAAACCCATTGAGACATACATTAAAGAGTCTATCTATGATGGCTATTATGCTTTAGTAGCTATTGCCCCTTATCATATTACGCCGGTTAAATCATTAACCGGAACCGTTGTGTTGAATGCTGATAGAAGTGGCACTTTTACGTTGCCTTCTGACTTTTATAAGCTAAAGGATTTTAAGTTAGTCGAGTGGGAGAGACCCGTAACGGTTACTATAGACGAGAATGACCCTCATTATAAGGATCAATTCAATATTTACACAAGAGGGAATATCTCTAAACCTATATGCGTGCGAAATAGCGACAATCTAACGATGAGTCTGTTTTCTATTTCGTATCCTATCATTACGATGACATTTCAGAAAGGTTCTTATGTCCCTGATCTTGTCTTATCAGTTACCGCAGGCGGCCAGATAGACCCTAACGGGATGATAACGTTAGATGAGGATTTCCTAAGACCTTTAATTTGGATGATAGCCTCAATAGTGTATGATATTTATGAGGCTACGGATTTAGCTAAGATAGCTTTAACCCATGTAGCAGAATTACTATGAAAATAAATAAACTCCTTACCCGTTCGGCTCTTGGGATACCTTCTGATACAGAGATAGACGTCTTCGACAGCGTCGAGTCAAAGAGTGATTCAGAGATACTTCTTTCATGCAAATACGCATGGGAGAAATTAGAACCGTTTAGGGAGAGAAGAAGACGTAACTATAGATACCTATTTGGAAAGCATTGGGATGACATGGTTGAGGACGTGAACGGTAGTTTAATAAAAGAGGAAGAACTTATAAAAAGACGCGGAAGGGTTCCATTAGTCCATAATCTGATAAGACAGATATTAAAAACCGTTGTAGGTCAGTATCGGTCGAACAAAACACAAGCCATAGTCTCGGTAAGAGATACAGATGAAGTGAAACTTGGAGAGATGATGAGTATCGCTCTACAGTACGTTAATCAGGTAAATCAGAAAGAACAATTAGATGCAGATGCTCTTTTGGAGATGTGTACCTCTGGAGTGTGTTTTCAATCGGCAAAATATGAGCTTTTGCCTATGAGAGGGACTCCGGATGGATTTGTTGAGAACCTTAACACCGCAAGGATGTTCTGGTCTTCTAATCTGGAAGACCCAAGAGGATGGGACTTAAAGATGATAGGGCAGATTCACGATTTAAGAATATCCGATGTAGTGGCCGCTTTCTCAAAAGGAAGCAGAAAGAAAGCTATTGAGATAAGAAAGACATACTCGGAAAGTGGAGCCGGCATCTTCCATTATTCACAACATGATAAGTTTGAATTTTTAGTTCCCGCTAATCCAAAAATATGTAGAGTAATAGAAGTATGGAGAGAGGAAACTAAAGAGATGTTTCAATGTCACGACCTATTAGAAGGAAAATTATATTGGGTTAACCCTGAAGATATTAAAAAGATAGACATACAAAATGCAGAAAGGATACTCGAATATCAAAAGATTGGAGTAGGAAAAGAGGATGCGTTACTTATAAATTACAAATGGGGTATCCATAAATTCTGGTATTATAGATTTCTCACTCCGTGGGGAAATATCCTTGACGAAGGAGAGACTCCTTATTGGCATAATTCACACCCATTTACATATAGATATTACAATCTGTATGATGGCATGCCTCATCCTTTTGTAGAGGATATGATTGATCAGAATAGAATGATTAACAGGATGCTCACGCAGTGGGATTATATTCAGTCCACGAGCGCAAAGAATCCGGTATTTTATGACTTACAAGCCTTAAAGGGGACTACGCCAGAACAACTAAAAGAAGACTATCAAACGCCAGGCGCAATGATAGGATTCGATGTGCCGGCCACAAAGAAACTAAGTGATATGTTCGTGTCCGAGAAAGGGACACCACCTAACGTAGGGACGTTCGACATGATTAGCCTTATGTCTCAATTCATGGATACTATCTCTGGTGTTCATGGAGCTATGAGGGGAGAGAAGCCCGCTTCCGGTACTGCGGCTTCTTTATTTGCCCAACAGACACAACAGTCAGCCGTTAATCTGGTTGATCTATTCGAGTCTTTTCAGCTTTTTAGAGTTGATGGGGATACTAAGATGATGAAAGTCATCCAACAATATTACGATAAGAAAAAAATCATACGCGTTGCCGGTGAAAACTATTCAAAAGAAGCAAGCTATTACGATCCAGATAGAGTAAGGGATGCAGAGTTTGACCTTATAATCAGTGAAAGCACTTCCACGACAAGCTATAGGGGCATTATGGATAACTTCTTGTTAGAACTGTTTAAGGAGAAAGCCATAGATATAAAGATGATGCTTTCAAATGTGACATTCCCATTTGCGGAAAAACTATTACAATCCATAGAGTCAGAAGAACAGCAGCAAGCACAGCAGCAAATAGGACAGGGGCAAAGTGGGGGAATAGGTGGGGTAAATGGGGGGAATGCTTCACAACAGCCACCCCAACAAGGGCAATTACCCCAATATTCTCCACAGCCATCCCAACAAGGGCAGTAAGTATGTAACTAAAAAGTAGTCGCACATAGGTCCGGGATGGTCGGGAATGGTCGGGAATATTATTAGTCAATAATTTAGATAGATGGAACAAAAGGATAACATAATACAACTTGGAAGCATGAACTTAGCCGCTTCTTCTGCTATCGTCAACGACGGAGGGATGGAGGAGATAATGAATTTACGGCATAAGAACGGTTCATTGCGTCCGATAGGTACTATTCCCAATGCTCTTTTTGAATCTAATTTGGCCGGCTCATTCGTTGTTGGAGTATCTTATTTAATCCTATCAATAGGAACGACTGATTTTACTCTTATTGGAGCTGCTTCTAATACTATCGGATTGACTTTTGTAGCTACAGGAGTAGGATCGGGCACTGGCACGGCTGGAATACCTTCCCAATACATGAATGGTGTCTCTAACCCCTATATTCACTCTAATAACGACTATGAGCATTGGTTGGGAGTAGTTAATGGCAATATAACATGGTTTGCATCAAACATAAATGGGGTGATTACTATGTTAGCCGCACCTATTGTTTTGCTTGCATGTACTAATCCAAAGATTTCATCTATTAAAAATATCGTCTCTGTGGCTTGGGTCGATACCGAAGTACATAGAATGTTTTTATTTTGGGACACGCCAGACGGCTCTACGTCGCCTTCTTATCAGGTTCTTGATCCATCGTTTTTGAATCCTGCATTTAATTTTTACTTATACGCTTTGATAGAGGATATAGCAGAATATAATGGAACTGAATATCCTTATCAAGTAGCTATTTCATCCCCTGTGATAACGACAGGTGTCTATACTCCCGCAGGAACAAGTCAGCCATTATCCTATGACGATAATAATTTAGTATGGGAGGCTATACAAGGTGCAATAAATAAGGGAGTATATCAACTTAATCAAACTGGAAAAATCAGTGGATTTGTGCTTATAAGGTATGCTATTCAATTATTTGACGGAACATATATTAAGCATTCGCCAGTAATGTTGGTTAATACACAAAACAACCAAATGCAGAATTCGTTAAGAACGAATGGGTATTTCCCTTATACAGCTCCTGGAATGATTTATACAGCATCAAACGATGGGGGTAATTATTTTACCATTTTCTCGCTAACAACTGGATATGATTTAATGATGGTTAATCAAAGTACGATACCAAGTAATTGGGAAGATTTGATACTTAGCGTTGACATTTTCATGTCGAGTCCTATCCAAGTTGAAGATTATCTTAATGAGACTGGAGTAATAATTCAAACTCCACCTACACAGACTGGCTATTCACCTACATTTCAAAATCCAATAGTTTATACTGATAAGCAGTTACATGATAAAGTAATAAACAACGCTTCTTTCTTTTTGATAAAATCTATTCCGATTAAAGATTTAATCGGAATTACGCCTACTATTGAACCTACACCTCAAAAAATAGACTTGACTGAAATTTTGCCAATCTTAGAGACTCAACAAGTGATGGTTGACGATAATTCTTCTTATATTAATCTTTATGGAAATGCAGTTTATTCTTACAATCAGGAAGAGCATTTGGCTAATATAATTTCTGACTACTTTAAGGGGTATCCTTTGATGTATTATCAATTATTAGTCAATAGCTATTTTAGAACAATCCCTATTAACGCTGGTAGTTTCTTAAATGGCAATACTTATACCGTTACCACAACTGGGACTACAGACTTTACATTAATCGGAGGCGTTAATACAGTTGGTACAACTTTTACTGCTATTGGTGCTGGTGCTGGAACCGGTACGGCTACGCCCGTTAATCAGGTAACAGAGTTAGCCTCTCGAAGCGCTATAGCGGCTCTTACTATAGCTGTTTATATTAAAAATGAGAATATAGTTCAAACTATCGTTCAATCTTTAACTCCCGACTATGGAAGCACTATATACGATGTCTTAAGTATTTTTTTTAGCGGATTATTCACCTATCCTGACAGTAGAGCATTTCAAGCTACTATAATCTTACAAATAGGGCCTTTTTATTACTCTTTAACTGATGGGGTACATGATTATCTACCATTAGAGCCACATACATACCTTAACTTGGCTTGTTATGTAAACCCGGGATTGAAGCCTATTCAAGCGATACCTATTTCAGCTCCGACTATTCCTACTTTGAGTAATCTAATTGAGTATAGATTGAACGTGTTGAAAGTTTCCTCTGTGGATAACCCTATAGTATTTCCTGATTCCTCTACTTACCAAATTGGCGGTGGAACACTGGTAGGACTTAGATCAAACGGTAATCCAATCTCTTTAGGCCAGTTTGGTCAATATCCTCTTATCGTTTATGCCACAGATGGACGATGGGCATTAGAGCAAGGAAGCGGGGATGTTGTTTATGCTTCGATACGTCCTCTTTCGAGGGATGTATGCGTTGATCCCGCTTCTATTACCTCTATCGACCAAGCAATAATCTTTGTTTCGGCTTCGGGATTGATGATTGACACAGGCCAGAACGTACAAGACATAGCAGCTCCGTTAAACGGTACTCCTTTGGCGATAGTTTCAGGATTAGATCAGTTGGACATCTTAAAACAGGCAATGTCGAATGATCAACTTGTACAATTGACTAATTCTATCTCTCAATTGAACTTTATGGACTATCTTAAAGGCTCGTTAATAGCCTTTATCTACCGTGAAGATAGAGAACTGATAATTTCTAACCCACTATATGCTTACTCGTATATTTTTAACTTCGACACAAAAACCTATTATAAGACAGACTACCAAGTCAAATATTTCGTCAATGACTATCCGAATACGTATGCTTTACTCAAAGATGTTACTGGTATCACTCAAAATTTCTATCTATATTCCCTTTCTGGTGAGTTAAGAAGCGGAAATAGGCAGACGATGCTTTTAACAAGACCTATAAAAGTCTATGGAGAACAGTTTAAAGAGTCCACAAGGGCTGTTTTACGCTCTATGATAACTCCAATAGGTAAGAGTGTAGGGTTTTATGTATTTGGAAGTGAAGATGGTTTAATGTGGCGTTTCTTAGGGGGTTCAGAGACTAACGGAGTAGTTGGATTAATACCCGTTGGAGTATGGATAAACTATGTATGTGAAGTTCTAACGTATAATTGGATAAACTATGTATGTGAAGTTCTAACGTATAATTGGATAAACTATGTATGTGAAGTTCTAACGTATAATTGGATAAACTATGTATGTGAACAAGTCTATCAAGCATCTTACATTCTATATATGGGGCAAAGTAACCCTACGGTGACAACTAATGGAACGGATGCTTTGGCGGCTTATTCGGTTTCGAGGGGTTATTATACGACTACCGTAGGTGGACCGGCTGCAATAGGGGATGTTTTGTACAACGATGCGGGGTTTACAAACCCAGTGAGTAACAACTTTGGAATCACTTACTTTTTAGCAGTGACAGTTAACGGGATAGGAACGCCATTCTGGATAGAAATAGCCCCGACCGGAACAATAATAAACAAAGGATCATCTTAAAATTAAAATTATGGTATACGTAAATAATGGCTACGAAAGAGCAACCGTGTTAATGGTAGGGACTACGGCATATTCTGTCCTACCGGGTGGGACGTGGAACGGAAACGTTTACGCGGCAATGACAAGCACATATTTAGCTGAACTCGCAGAGGCTACTTATGCAACGATGATGAGAGACTTTTGTATTTGGGTCATGTCTCTTAATCCGGGACTTACATTAAGTACATCAGACACGCTCGGAACGGAAGGCGAAAACTTTAGGTCAACGAATACAACTTTGTGTCCAATATGAACACCGTAACGACAAATGGCTTAGTCATCGCTCCTATTCCTAACATAGGGGCGGTGATTGAACGTACAAGCGTAAAGTTTATACGCATTGCCTTCGTCGGAGATATAGATTACGAGTCGAATTTAGATTATATCGAATTGGTTAGTAAACCAAAGAATAATAATAAGATACGATAATGGAAGAATTCAGGCATCATCACAGGGAGATTTATTTTGACCTTACATTTAAGTATTTAGACATACTTGAAGAGGTTAAAAAAGTCAGTTCATACATGGCAAAGAGTCGTGTAGATAAAGATGGTAAAAACCTTTTAGATTTAGCCAATGTGACCACAGGGGATAATGTCTTGATACGATCTTTCATTAAGAAGTCAGAGAGCGACATCTTTGACGGCATAGCGGGTTATATGAAGTCAGATGAAGAATATGTCTATTTTGATGGATACAGGGAGAATCTAAACCCACATGAGAACGTACCTATTGTATTCCATTTTGCAGTACCAGAGAGTTTTAATTTCTATAATAAGAAATACATCTATCAGCTTATTATTTGGGCTTTCGTAGATTCTATTATCAGTCAGTGGTTATTGATTGTCTATCCTCAAGAGGCTGCGATCTATCAAAATAAATTCAATACAGGAATGTCAGAGATTATAGGAAAACTTAATACAAGAACCAATGTCATTATACGACGACCATCATGGCTGTGATCATGATTATTTCATCCCCTTTGTAGGACAATGGGATTTCCCGCCCGTAGTGAGTGGGAATGATACTATGTCGCCATTTGTTATGACGATAAACGAGTACGATCCGATTACCATGTTGACCACTCCGTTAAACTTGGTAGGGGCAACGGTCACTATTCAGTTTAAGTTGGATGCTTGGTCTCCCATGGCTTTACAGATAAGCACTGCGAATGCTATCGCAATCACAGACGGAGTTAATGGAGTATTAACTATAAATCAGTTTTTGGTTAACATACCAGAAGGACTATATAATTACGATTGTCTGATACTTACCTCTGATGGTATGAAAAGAACCTATTACAGAGGCATTATGAACGTTGAACAACCTATAACGACATGAGTGTAGTTGCCGAAATAAAACCCGTAACGATCACTGTAGCATATACCGTGAAACCCATTACTATCACCGTTCAGGGAGGAAATAACGGAGGTGGCGGTGGTGGTGGGTATTCCAATATCTTTTACAGGGATTTATCTATTTCATCTACGACTATAGCGATACCCGCCGGCACTTGGATAGACAAAATTACTTTCAGGGTAAAAGGAATCTCTACGGTGAATATCTCGGATACTAAAAATGGTAATAAATTTGGTTCTATGACAAATGGTTCTCCTATTGACTGGGGGACAGATTATCAAATAGCAGACACATTAATAATTAACGTCGTAGGCGATCCCATCGACATAGAAATAACAAAATATTCAATATGAAAAAGATTCTTTTAGGGTTAGTATTAGTAGCGTCTATATTTGGATTATCGGAAGACTTCGCTCACAGAACGGCTGGAGACAGTCAATTTGTCGG